AATATAGGCCCAGAGTAATTAACAGTAGTAGAACCTCCTGCACCTCCACCGACATGAGACGAACCAGTGCCAGGAATTACAGCTTCACCTCTAGCACCTGCTGAATAGCGTTGCATACTTGAAGCCATCTTTGATGCAGGAATAATGTATTCGTCTTCTCCAGCTTCTCCTACAAGCCCCAGAGTTGGTCTTGTAACCATTCCACCAGTAGAAAATGATTTTGCTGGAAAAGTATTTCCATATTTCAAATTATCTGCGGCAACCATCGCACCAGTTCCACCTGAAGCTACTCCCCCAGATCCAAACGAAAAAGCACTCATTATTGCTTTTTGAAGCATCATGCTTGCTATTTGTTTAGCTATACTCGCTAATGATTCACCCAATGATTTAGTACCGTCTATTAATCCTTGAATTGCATTAGCTAACCCTGTAGCAATTGTTTGTTTTATATTTTCATACATTTCTCTTGTCTTCTCTGCTGCTTCAAAAGACTCTTCTGCTTTAGCTAATGCAGTTACGGCAACTCGAACTTCATCTTCCTTCAACTTAGGATTTTCTTTTAAAATATCGTTTATCTTCTTCTCAATAGTCGCTTGTTTTTCTCCTAATCGTATTTTTTCATTCATAAATTTAGTTTCTTCTTCTAGCTCCATTAATTTTGCCTTACCTGCTGTTAATAAAGGATCATTACCCTTATTAATCTCTTTTTGAATTTCAACCATTTTATTTAAAGCATCCATAGCTTTAGCTGGATCTCCTCCAAATATTCTTCCTTTATTAAATTTTTCAAATTCAGCTTGTGCGTCTGTCAATCTTGGATCAGTAGAAACTTTTGCTTGTCTAATTAAATTTGCTCTTTCTAATTGCCCTGTAATACCTCTTCCAATACCTGTACTGTTAATAAAATTAGCAAAAGCAGATTTCATTTGCGTCATTGCTTTAGCAAATTCACTAGCAAGTTTCGTTGTCTGATTCCCAAATTCAGACAAAGCTTTTACACCTTTAGATCCAACAAGGCTAATCATTCTTTCTCTTACAGCTTCAAAAGCGGCTTCTTTACCTTTTACTTGTTCAAGAATAGATATGTGTTGTCCATAAGCTGTGTCTGTTTCTCCCAGAGCCGATACTAAAGCTGTGATATTTGGCTTAACGGAACTAAAGGCTTGCCCTAGTTCAGAGATACTTTTAACAAACCTATCTACAACAGAACCTACACTTGTACCTACCAAAGAAAGAGCAAAACCAAATTGACCCCCCATCATTCCACCGCCAAAACCACCTGCTGCACCACCAACAGAAGCACCTAAACCTTGTCCAAATAAAAGAGGAAATGCACCACCAATAAGTCCACTGCCCACAGCCCCTTTAAACTTTTGTCCTCTAGCTCTTCTTTCAGCTAACTTAGTAAGCTTTATTTCTGTCAAAAGTTCTTGATTAGCCATTTCCATATTCTGTCTTCTCTGAATACCAGATAATTTTCCTGCTTCTCTTCTTTTTATTTCTTCTGCCACAATATTTTTAGTTGCTTCTACCTCTGCTTGCCTAGCTGCTTTTTCAGCATTTGCTTGAGCAGCTAAAGCTTGTACCTCTGATTGAAATTGTTGTTTGTTTTTAGCTCTTAACTCTGCCTTTTTTGCTAATTCACTTGTAGCTTTTCTCTCTAATTCTAATAAAGATTTCTGTAAGGAATCTTGTTCTCCCAGTATCGTCTTTATCCTCTGTTCTACATTTACTCTTTGTCCTACCAAAGTACCTGTACCGTCTTTAGCAATAGAAGAAGTTTGTCCTGCTAAAAGTCTTGGCCCTGCTGGTTGACTGTATTGAGAGGGGTTTACTCCTCTAATACTGTTTAGTAGTCTTGATCTTTGCTCTAGTTCCCTGTTTACTGCTTTCTCTGCTGCTACTAAGTTTCTAGCTGCGTTTGTAGCAGCTCTAGTACCTAATACACTTTCATTAAAATTATACGCAGCCTCAGTTAAAGCCTTATTTAAATTATTTAAAGAAGGAACAACATTAGATTTTGTTACCTCTGCCCACTTAACTAATTTGGCATGAGTCTTATCAATCTGATTTGCACTAGCTTCTAGTCTTTTAGTAAGAAGATCTAACTGCTTAGTGCCTTTTACAGCAATATTTATATCGGCTGTATAGGCCACGATGGTTTAAGCCACGCACTACGCAACAGTCTAGCGGAGTCTCTTCGCTCTATCTATTTCTTTCTGCTGGTCTTCGTTTAAAACTTGAAAATAAGAACTCCACCCAAGTATTTCTTCTAGCGTCATTTGTCTGACTTCTGCAAGAGACTTCCCTAACTCTTTAGCGATGCCAAATTGAAGCATCAACAAGTTATCTTTACGAAGCTCTGCACTTAGGATTTTGGGTCAATAGGCTCTTCATCATCACTAATAACCGCAAGCATTAGTTTTTGTAAATCTGCATCTCTCACTTCATTCTTTAGTACATCTATTTCGCCTAGAGCAAATAAACGCTGCCCATTTTCATCCTGAGCTTTTGTCATTAATAGACGTAATGCAAATTCATTAGCATCATCTCCTTTTGCCCCTTTTTGTGCTCTTTCTCTTTCTGCCATTGTCAAAGGAGACACCCACATTTCAAATAACGTGCCATCGGATAATTCTATTTCTTTCCTCGATGCTTCTAAGTTTGCTGCTTTTTTTAAACGGTCTATTGCTCGCATAGATGTCCTTGACGGTTTTGAGCTAGATGCCATAACAATGTTTTATGTGCCATTACTATAGCTCAATAGTCAATAAAAAACCCTGCGGGAAGCAGGGTTAGTGGAACATTCCGATTCCGTTACTATTATGAACGACTAAAATCGAAAGTAGGAACTCCAGCAGGACGGAAGTTGACTGTTACCGATTGTGCGTCATCAGGAGTAACACCTAAAGAAGCAGAAGTTAATGTCGCATCAAAACTAATAAAACGGCTAAGAGTGTCACTTACATTTCCACCGCTATAAACACGATCAATGTAAAGCTTAAACCCAGCTCCTACTTGCTGACGCTGAAGAACATCTTCAATCATGCGGTTAGAAAGAGAAGCATCTTCATTTGTCATGTAAGCAGTTGCACTACCTGAACCATCACCAAATCCAGCAATGTACTTTCTAAATGGAACATACTGACCAGGATCACCACCGATTGTAGTGACATCAATTTCAGCTCTTTCAATTTCAAATGTCCACTGATTGACCTGACTAACTGATTCAAAAGCAGCGTAAGCAACCTGAAACTCATTAGGGGCTGCGGCTGTTCCAACGTCAGTTAGGTTTACAGCAGAACCACCAGCAGATGCAGATACAATTAATGCTCCTGTTGCTGCTGTGTAAGTAATAACGTAATAAGTTGTACCAGCAGTTAATCCAGCAGGTAAAGTTCCTGTTCCTGATCCACCTGTAGAAGAATCAATCACACTAAACTTAACTGGATCTCCAACCTTAAGATTCAAATAAGTTTCAACAACCATTGTCTCAGTACCAATGGTTACATCACCAGTACCAAAAGTTCCTGTTGTTCCTGCGGGTGTGTAGTAGAGAGCACCTGATGTGCCAGATAAACATGTTACGGCCATGAGGCTGCTTTGAAATTTATATACAGGTTAGCTCAAAACTGTGGCAATAAAAGAAACATTTATTTCTCCCATAAATAAAGGTGCTGTTTCTGTGCTTGAAAAAGATGGTCCTTCTATTGAACCCAGACGCATATACACACCTGTTGTTGTCTTTGTAGACGAATTAAGTGTCTCTAATACATCAACAGCAGTCGTTATTAATGTCTGATTTCTTGCTGGTCCTTTACCTTTTTCAGTAAATACTTCAATTGTTATTAACCCTCTTGCATTATCAACACTTGCAGTCAGTGTTGGGTCATTAGTAAGCCCGAAATCCACGTTAACCGTTACATATTCAGTCGTACTGTTTAAAGGAGAGGCCGTTATGTTATCAAAAAAGACAGGGACCGCAGGACTTAACGCACCAAAGGCTGTGAGTAACGGATTCTCTACCTTTGCTCTGATTGACTGGTAATTCATCCAAATCCTCTTGTTGCAGTACGACGATTAGACTTATGCAAAGCCTTGTCCATTTCTATTCTAATTGCACGATCTAATTCTCCAGCTCTTACATATTTTCTAAACCAGTTAAGTTTTGCCGTTCTGCTGGGTCTACCTCCTGCACCTGAATTTATAGATCCCCTTAAAGTGGGTCTTAATCTACTTCCTGTTCCAAACTCCCATTTACTTGAAGGAAAAGTACCGTCCTTAATAAAATAAGGTTCTGGAGTAGGGGGTAAGAACATATCCTTGGTAAAATCAAAAGCGGTGCTTTTATACATAGACGTGTTATTTATTTCAAATACGACACTATTTAGGCTAAATATCCCCTTGACTACCTCTCTTCCTGTTGTTGTCGGAAATAAAACTCCTGATGGTGGTCCTGGTTTTTGAAAATTTCTACATCTAAATTGTTTTCCTGTTGGTGTCTCTATTTGCCAAGAATTAGAAAATTTACCTGTCCATGCGGGTCCGACCTGCTGTAAATCCCTAATTATTCGAGCAGAAGCAAATGCTGGACCGTGATAAGCAACAGAAGCAGCGACCCTATCTACTTCTTTGAGTGCATCCCATAATTGATTGACAAACTTTGCCATTATTGTGGTCTGACAATAAGAGTATGAAATATAGGATTGTCCCCTCTTGCCGTTTTTACATTAACTATTTTGGCCTCTCTAGTAGCTCCTGCTTGAGGGTATTGAACACGATCTGCTTCTGTTGGGTAGTAGTCACCTAATTCAGTAGCTCCAATGACTATTTTTAAATCTGTAGATTGATAAAGACCCTCATTTTCTCTTGAATTTAGTTCTGTTATTACTCCTTTTACGCTTACATTTGTGTCCGATCCAGTAACAGCCCCCGTTGTTGGGTTATATGTTCTTGGAGTTGTGGTTTTAACAAAAGTTAATGTTTGACCCCAGGTACTTAAAATGCTTGCTGGTACGTTTCCAAATACATCATCAATTTTTGCCATAATTAACCTCTTACCACCCGAACTTGATAGCCGCCAGCTCCACCAAGACAATAAGCACCAAGATAGGACTGGAGCCAAGGATAAACGTCAAAAACATTGTTCACATTGCCAGTAGCAAGACTAGCTTCGTTGTATTTAACCTTTAGTTCACCTAATTCAACTTCTTTTGCAACACCTTCTGTTCCTGTATTACCTGTCATTGCATCCGTATCATTAGCCAACGCTCTTGCTAACTCATATTGTGCATACTTGATTTTTGCAGGAATTGAACTGCAATCAAGCTCAACATCATCAACTTGAAAGTTATTTCTAGGCCATTTTAATGCTTGTGATTCATCACATCTATCACCGTAATAATTCAAGCTATCAATCCAACGAGTAGC